AACTTCTTGAAAGGGATGCCCGTGGCGGTACTCGTTATACTGAAATTGTACGCTCACATTTTGGTGTTATTTCTCCTGATGCTCGCTTACAGCGTCCCGAGTACATCGGGGGTGGATCAACCAATATTAATATTAATCCGATCGCTCAGACGTCGGGTACTAATGCTAGTGGAACTACTACCCCTATGGGCACACTTGCTGCTATGGGTACTGCCTTGGCTCATAATCATGGCTTTACTTACTCAAGTACTGAACATGGTGTAATTATCGGATTGGTATCAATCCGTGCTGATCTTACGTACCAGCAAGGTCTGGCTCGTATGTGGAGTCGTTCAACACGATACGATTTCTATTTCCCAGCATTTGCAACCTTAGGCGAACAAGCCGTACTCAATAAGGAAATTTATGTTACAGGTAATTCTGGGGATAATGATGTATTTGGCTATCAAGAACGCTGGGCAGAATACAGATATTATCCTAGCCGGATTTCAAGTTTGTTCCGTTCTACTGCTGCTGGAACTATTGATGCCTGGCATCTTGCCCAAAAGTTCACTACTACACCTACGTTGAATTCAACGTTTATTCAAGACACACCACCTGTAAGTCGAGTGGTAGCAGTAGGTGCAGCGGCTAACGGACAACAATTTATTTTTGATAGCTTTTTTGATTGTAAAAAAGCACGACCAATGCCAATGTACAGCGTACCTGGCTTAATCGATCATTTCTAATGTTTGGCGGAATAATTAATTCTATATCCAATGCTGTTAGTGGCATTGGATTAAAAGATATTGCAGCTCCATTAATAGGTGCTGCAGGATCTTTTTTGGGAACTAATTCCGCAAACCAAGCAAATCTGCAATATATGCAAAATGCTAATGCGTTTAATCAAGCGCAATCACAGCAACAAATGGATTTTCAAGAGCGTATGAGACGTACGCAATATCAAACTGCTGTGGAGGATCTTAAAGCTGCTGGCCTTAACCCTATGCTAGCTTATAGCCAAGGAGGAGCTGGGACACCAGCGGGTGCTGCAGCAACATCATCAGCACCACCAAAAGTAGAAAATGCTATGGCTAACGCTGTAAATTCAGCGTTAACATCAGCTCAAGCTCAATCACAATTAGTACAAAACAAACTTACACAAGCTCAGACAAATCAGTCTGATGCACAAGCAGATAATTTAAATGCTGATACAGCAAATAAAAGGGATTTGAATCCCAATATTAAACAGGAATTAAAAAATTTATCTGCTCAAGAGCTTTTATATAGAGCTCAAACACGTGTTAATGATGCTCAGTCAGCATTACAGGAATCAATCCTTCCAAAAAATGTAGCGGAAGGTAAATATTATAAAGATTTTAGTTATGCTCCATTTATCGCAAAAGATATTGGATCTGTTGCAAGTTCAGCATTTGGATCATTAAATGCTTTGAAAAATCTTATAAGGAAATAAAAATGTCAAAAAATACTATTTTTTTACGTACACCCTACAACTATGACAAAGATGCTGCGTCAAATGAGTCAGGGTTGCATTGTGAGGATGCCTCCCTGGCTCAGCAGCATTTTAAAGAAGAATGCGATATTAATACCATTCTTGAAAAATTTAACATTTCAGGCATGTTGCCTGAACAACCATTATCGCCACGTTATGGCGACTTTACCGGTATTGGTGACTACCATACCGCAATGAACCGCGTTATCGCGGCTCAAAACGAATTTGAGGCATTACCAGCCCAAATTAGAGCGAGGTTTAACAACGATCCCGCTCAATTAATCGAATTTTTAGAAAATTCGGAAAATCGACCAGAAGCCGAGGAACTCGGATTGGTCGAAAAAGCAGCTGCCGAAGTCGTAGAAGCTGCAAAAACTACCCCTGAAAAGGCGGCTGAATAAGCCGTAGCACAGTTACCTTACTAGATGTAACTGTGCTAGGTGACACCAAACCCTCAAAGGAGATAAAACATGATGTATAGAAAACCCGTTAATAAACGTCGTTCGGCTAAATCCTTTAGACGTAACACTAAACGGACTAAGTCCGCAAATATGCAAAAAGCCCCACAACGTGGAGGCTGGAGGCTCTAAAAAAGCGTCCAGGCACCTCACATGCCTTGTTATCACCCAATAAGTGCATATCAATGCACAGATGGCTCTATAGTTTTCTCAGAATTGAGAAAACACGATATATCACGATCACTAAACCTACCATGTGGACAATGTGTAGGATGTAGACTAGAACGCTCACGACAGTGGGCTATTCGTTGCATGCACGAAGCTCAAATGCATGAAAAAAACTGTTTTATAACCCTCACCTACAATGATGACCATATCCCAAGCGATCGATCACTACACTATCGAGACTTTCAGCTCTTTATTAAAAGATTACGAAAACGGTATCCTGGACGAAGAATACGTTATTACATGGCTGGAGAATATGGTGAAAACTTTGGCCGTCCGCACTGGCACGCCTGTATCTTCGGACTCGATTTCGATGATAAGAAATTATGGAAACGGACTACCGCTAATAGTCTCTTATATCGATCCCAAGACCTTGAATTATTGTGGCCATTTGGTTATTCCTCCATTGGAGACGTTACTTTCGAATCCGCAGCCTATGTGGCTCGATACATTATGAAAAAGGTAACAGGAAAAAACGCTAAAGAACATTACACAGAGATTGACCCTGAATCAGGGGAAATCATTACACGTAAACCCGAGTTTACGAAAATGAGCCTTAAGCCTGGTATTGGCTATGAATGGTATAAACAATACACTTCCGATGTGTATCCTCACGACTATGTGATAGTTCGTGGAAAAAAGGTCAAACCTCCAAAATACTATGATAAAAAATATAAAATAGATCAACCGTATGAGTTTGACGAATTACTTTACATCCGTGAAAAGTCTGCTAAACTAAACCATGAAGACAATACACCAGAGCGATTGCTTGTAAAAGAGCAAGTCGCCAAGGCAAAACTTCAAAAACTTAAACGTAACCTCACTTAAGGATATTCCTCATGAAATTAGTACTATGTTCTGTAAAAGACCGCGCAGCGGATGCCTATGGCAGGCCAATGTTTGTTCCTTCTGTTGGTGTCGCAATTAGGAGCTTTAGCGACGAAGTAAACCGGTCTGATCCGGAAAACCAATTACATAATCATCCTGATGACTTTGATTTATATGAGTTTGGCGAATTTGACGATAATACTGGTCAATTTGCTTTACATGATCAACCAAAACTACTATCCTTAGGAAAACAGGTAAAAATACCTAAGGAATGATTTAAAATTAAACCGACTCAAAGGTAGTATCTTTGGGTCGGAACAACTAGGGAGCTTAATAACATGCATCGTAATCAATCGGTAGATGTACATCAATTTACAATGATTCCAAAAGCGGATATACCCCGCTCTTCGTTCGATTGTCAATCGACACACAAAACTACGTTCGATGCTGGATATTTAGTACCTGTATATGTAGATGAAGTGCTTCCAGGCGATACATTTCGTTTAAATATGACGGCATTTGCCCGTCTCGCTACACCGCTGTATCCAATTATGGATAACATGCATTTAGATTCTTTCTTTTTCTTTGTACCAAATAGATTAATTTGGAACAATTGGCAAAAATTTATGGGTCAACAAGCGAACCCGAGTAGTTCGATTTCTTATGTTGTACCCCAACAAGTATCACCAGCTGGTGGATACGCTATAGGATCACTACAAGATTACATGGGACTACCAACTGTCGGGCAAGTTGCTGCCGGACAAACTGTATCGCACTGTGTTTTCTGGCCACGTGCATACAATCTGATTTATAACGAGTGGTTCAGAGATGAAAACTTACAAAATTCTGTACATGTTGATCTTAATGATGGCCCTGATAATCCTAGTGACTATACTTTATTACGACGTGGAAAACGAAAAGATTACTTTACTTCTGCCCTTCCATGGCCACAAAAAGGTGCTTCTGTAACGTTACCATTAGGTACTACTGCACCTGTATATACTGATGCAGCGCCTGGCGCTGACATTGCTGTTACATATTCTGGCAATCAAACCGCTTATAAAGTACAACAAGCAGCATCTACATTTGTTGCTATGTCAGGTACATTTGGTACTAATACTTTATATACGGATTTATCTGATGCAACTGCTGCAACAATTAACCAACTTCGTCAATCATTTCAGATTCAAAAACTTCTTGAAAGGGATGCCCGTGGCGGTACTCGTTATACTGAAATTGTACGCTCACATTTTGGTGTTATTTCTCCTGATGCTCGCTTACAGCGTCCCGAGTACATCGGGGGTGGATCAACCA